GCTCATGATAGTGATATCATAAGTACACTTACCTATGCAAGGCGACTTAACCATTTGCTGTTTCCATTATTCGTTCCGATGATATACATTCTTTGGATTCTTTAACATCGATTTAATAAGTTCATCCATATTAAAGAACCATTGAATAAACATTCTACCACTAGGTTCATAGATTGTAAAACTCATTTCTCACTCCCCGATAACTTACGCATCTTGGCTAACACTTCAGCTAAAGGTTCTGTCATCATGCACCTGCAGCTACTGATTGTTATAGGTGCAAACACTCTGCCACTATCAGACTCTTCCCGTATGTCAAGGAAGTCTTGAAAGAAACTACGCACGGCAGCTTTTAATTCTTCATGTTCGTTCATTTTAACACACCCTTTGCCCATCGTATGTGGTCTTCACATTGCCACTTAATCTTATCATGACTAAGTTCAACATGCTCATTAGCAATAGATTCCAACACCTGCTTGTACTTATCATTCTGATACTGTAGACTTCGTAAAGTTTCAGCAGCTTTTTGAATATGCGTTCCTGAATAAAACTCTTCTAGTCTGTCTGCTAAATCATTTGAGTTCATTTCCTGTTTCCATTTCCAGTGATTACTCCAATTCGGTAGATGTAGTGGTGGACATTTCCATACCATCATTCTGTTCTTCCATGTTTAACTCTTGGCTCTGCTCGTGCTCTCCTGGGGAATTCATTCTCTAACCAAAAGCACCGTACTTCATCGTGACTAAAGGATACATACCCAACCCATGTAGCGTACTTAGTGGTATAGCTAGGACACTTTACTAGGTCTGTCGTGTGCTCTGCCTTGTGCAATGTATACCCTCCAAGTACTCCAACACAGAACCACAGTACAGTCTTAATCATTCTTCTTTAGGGTAGGTTTCTTGTTTACCAGTGGCTCTTCAATCACAGTAACCTTGTTCTGCTGATTGATTAACGACTGCACCTTCTGCTCTAACTCGTTGACTTTAAAAGATAAACTGTTTACTAACTCGATTACTTTTGGTAGTTGAATCAAACTCATATTGTTCCTTAGTTAATTAGCCATGTCACCATGCCTACAAAATAGATTACTACTGCCACTGCTTCCACCAGGAAGAGTGGTACATCTCGCTGCAAGAAACCTGCTAGTGTCCATAGTGCAGACCCTACTAGACCGAACACTACATTCGCAGGATAGATATTAAAGCTAGTCAAAGCAATACCTATCAAGCAGAGTATAGTGCCAGCCCACTTCAGTAGAATCATACGCACACCGTAGATGTTGGACACACTGTACATACAACGTACTTACCGCCCGATACTACAGTAGTCGTAACACATGCCATACTATTATTATACACTAGAATCAGTGTTGCTGCAAGTAAAATCTTCTTCATAAATTATTCTCCTCTGGTGGTAACTCTGACATACGACCTGTCATTCTGTTGTACAACAACCTACATGCTAACCCAGTCAACCCACTGAATCGATTCTTGAGGATACGCACATAAGTAGTGTTCCTCTCCATCGCATCAGTATGCTGTCCGTTACGCTCTAAACCGATCACCATGTCACTGAGCTGAGCGATTGCACCTGACCCCCTTAGCTGTGCCAATGAAGTCGCTGCGCCCTCCTCATGCCCCTTAGATTCAGGACGCTTGAGGTGAGACACAACAAACAAACTAATGCCTGTCTCCTGCACCAGCATGCGAAGCTTCGTCATGATCTCATCGATTGCTTTACGCTCGTCTCCTGACTCCTGAGCACTTACGATAATACTAACATGATCAACGAAAACATATTTGCAATCCAAGCCCCTAGCCATAAACCGCACACGATTGACAATGTTATCAACGGAAGTGCTACCAAAATGATCAAACAAATACAGCCTATCTGTGCCAAGTGTTCTGTTAAACGCATCTTTTATATCCTCATCTGTTGCCTCACAATCGGGTAGATGTAAGGGTTTGTTTGCTGCCAATGCCATCAATGATTTTGCTGTCTTCTTAACTGACTCCTCCAGGAACATGAGTCCAATGTTATCTTCTGTCTTACTGAGGATCTGCCACACAATCTCCCGTAGGAACTGAGACTTACCTAGTCCTGATCCTGCAGTTACCGTCACCAACTCACCTAGTCTGATACCGTAGGTTAGATCGTTGATCCCTTCGTAGGGATACATAACCTCTGCCTTCTCCTCTGCCTGATTTACTAGATCCCACAGCGTAGATCCTGACACAATCCCATCAGGTACATACTTCTCTGCATTCCACCATGTATCCACGAACTCCTTCGTCTTACTCGTAGACAAGTAGTCACACGCATCCTTTAGATCCTTCGTAGGATACTTGAATATGTGCGCCTTAGCACCAAACAATTCCGCTACTTGATTCGCTGCTTGCTGCCCAGGATCATCATTGTCAAAACAGATTACAATCTTCTCAAAGCTATCGAGATACTCATAACTAGCACGACAATCCTTGAGTGCTGCTGACGCACCATTACGGACAGACACCACTGGAAATCGTGAGCCTGTCAACTGATAGACTGCCAAGGCATCGAACTCACCCTCAGTAATCGTGATAGCCCTGCCTCCAGGAGTGAACTTCTGTTGACCGAACATGGTCGCACTCTTCCAGTCACCCTGTACGCTGAACTCCTTCGCAGTCATTGACCGAGTCTTGGCTGCTACTGTCTTTCCTGCTGCATCGCAATATGGAAAGTAGTAATTCTTACCGTCTGAACCTGCACCAAAGAAGTGCATAGTTGCTTTACTGATGCCACGTTCTGCAACATGGACTGCCTCTGTGTTTTTAAATACCTCTAGGACTTGCATAGAGCCTCTCTGTTGAGTTTGTTTATCTAGGTAGATACCTAGCCCTTCCATGTCTTCCATCGTCGCTCTAGGGGCTGCTATACGGGTGTGACACACATGGCAAAACTGGTGACCATCATCGTATAGTGAGTTAGCGTCACTAGACCCACAATTATTACATGGTATATGTTTTAAGAAATTACTTTCAGTCACCTTGTGCCTTTCTTAGTATTGCTCTAGCAAACTCAACAACATTAGTGTGAGTCAATACAATTCCTATCTTTATAGCACCTACAAAATGGTCTTTAACAGTATCAATTATTTCTTCATCCGTTATCTCTAATGGTTTATTGTTTACGCTACCCAAGGTAATTCCTCCTGGCTTTCCTGCCTCTTCATCCGTAGGTGATAGCATGAATAGATATCATCCATCACCTTATCTACACCGTACAGTTGAATAAAGTCTACTGCATCCTGGATCATGAAGTGGTAGACCATCTCTTCATCGTGTTTGTTACAACTCATGGTAATCACCTTATTAGTTAACTATTTAGATACTTATATAAAATACAATAATATATAAATCTACTTAAGACTACTTAGTATAACTCTATAGATAGTATACCATAGACTTATCTCCTTGTCAATCTTTTTAATTGTATTCTTCATCGTAGTCTCCTTCTTCATATTCGTCTTCTTCATTTCCGTCGTATAAGTCATATCGTACCTCGCTAAGTAAGTCATCACTAATGGTGGAATAGCACTTGTTACACATGTCTAAGTACTCACCAGTTGACACACTCTTACGGGTAGACTCATAGTCATTTAGGTTTTTATCACAGCAATGGCATCTCATAATATGGAATCTCCTAGTATTGTATACGCTTTAATGAATCGATTGTCTGTTAACTTCTTCTTAAATACTTTAATTGTTTCTATCCGTAGTGATCTGTCTAGTGATAAGAACTTCTCTGCCTCTTCCTTATAACTAAAGATACGGATTACGCTACCATCTGTCTCTAAAATCTTATATAACTTCATACTAATCCTCCCCATTGTTGTGCCATTGCGTCTGCTATCCCCTGGAATGTCTTGTTACGCATCTTCTCACGCTCTTTAGGAGGTAAGCAGGAACTATCGTAATACCATTGACTCATACGTTTACCAGACTTAGCAACCCATACGTCTCCCTTATCAACTATATTAGTAGGTACTAACTTAGGTAAGCCCTTCAACCATAGACACGTTGCCTTAGTAACACCATGCCCATATTCCCAAGGGTTAATAATCTGATCAGGCTTACGAAACTTAGTACTCATAATCCCTATTGGATTCTCAATTGCATATCTTGGAATATTAGAGTTCGCTAGTGCCATGAATAAATCTATACCCTGCTGCTGCCTACCATCCGCAATCTTCTTAGCAAAATGCCTAGCCCCTGATACTGCTAGGTGAGTGCATGGCGGGTGAGCAATCATTAGATCCCATGTATTCGGGAACTTAATCACATTCAAGATATCGTCTTGGATATGCGCTCCAGGAGTATCGCTAGGCTCTAGATCACACGAGATAGCATTATGCCCTGCCTTAATGAATGCATCCCTTACAGTACCACTAAATTCACATGCTACTAAAACTCTCATATCGTTCCCCTTGCTATAGCAATAAGCACATGTATTGTAAAGTAAATCGCAGTAAATGTCAAGAGCCACCGTATAAACTTATCAAAATTATCTTGCTTCATTAGTCTCTCCCCACATAGTAAGCAATCACTAACCAAAGTATAACTACGCACCAGTATACACTCATTTATCATAATCACCAGCAATAAACTGAGCCGTAGTAATCCCACGTTTACGAGCCTCTTGAGTGATCCACCTAGCCTCTTCAACGTGCTCTTGATACTTAGCCATTGCCCAGGGATCTTGTGCCTCTGCTGCCCCGCATTGTAGTTTATTATTGCCTACTCGATTAGCCTCATGAATCCCTGCCAGTGCCTTGTGTAAGTAACTCATTCTTTATACTCCTTCGCTTGCTGTAAAAATGTATTGACTGAATCCATCTCCGACTTAGTAAAGATGCAACGGTACTTATTTTCTGTAATCATAATCTCATCCGCATAAGTCCGAGCCTCTTGATAAGTGTTAAACCCTTTACCATCTACATAAAATTGAAAATCTTCCATCTTAAAAGCCTCCCTTATAATTTATTCCACTCTAAAAAAGCATTTGACGTATGCCCTTGGATTAGGCATAGTGTTATCGTACCATATCCCATCCACTAAAGCAAGCGCATGCCTTGATTTAATTACAATAAATTTACCAGTGGGATACATTTTGGCAAACTTATCCAAGCTTATTTTTACATATGTTGGAGGTTTGTATAAGCTTAATACCTTATCTTTTATCTTATCGATTGTCATTCCTGCTTCACCATCGATTTTAAGCAGTGTTACAGCGTCTGTAATCTGTTTTATACTAGAGCCCTTACCTCCCCTACGTCCTACTAATCTAAACACTCTATAAACCTCATAATACGGTTTACTGAGTGCAATCGATACCGCATTAAGAGCACAATTGTTACGATCCATATGAGTATCGTCCGCTAAGCTTATTTTGTATTCCATTTTAGCTATTCCATAGGTTAAGGGTTTTACTGTTAAGCTTATCTACAATGCGCTTATAAATATCCGCCTTGCTTTTATAGTAGTGGTAATTAGCGTCTCCCTCCCTAAAATTATTCCATCTATTACAATCCGCATTGCTTAGGATATCCCTAGCTAGATCATTGCTAGAATAGTGCCCCTTAAAACCGTTGATATTGTAGTGAGCGATAAACCCGCTTGCCAGGTAGATATACTTATATCCCGTCCCGTTAAGCTTTTCGATATCGTCGCAAGCTTTCACAATGTTATTGACAATCAAGCTTTTCTGTTTTTCTGTTATTGCATCCATGTTTAACCCCTTATTAGTTTTTTACTGCTAGAATTTTAATAACTTTCGCTTTACTGCTACCATGAGCGATAAAACCTACAATAACTTTACGATCTGATTTTTGGCATAGAGCGCAAGTCTTACAGGATATATCATCTTTTAATTGTGCAGGGCAAACAGCTACCGTATTACCTGCAGGTGATTTGAAAGTACTTGTACCAGGATTGCTACTAAGTACTACAGTTGACGGTAAACCTAGGTTATAAGCTTGATCCGCTGCTTCTAAGTTTTCAGTACTGATATTGATCGTAAACCCTGCAGCATTGGCGGATTGTATAGCAGCTAAATTGCTGCTGTTATCAATAGGATAGTGGGTATAAGTAAACCCGTTTTTACCGCTGTTAGCTGCTACCAGTTGATCAAGCTTAGGACGATCAATAACACTGTTAGAACCTGGTAGATCACCCGCTTGATTGTGACGCCAAAATGTAGCAGGTTTAAACTTAGCAATTGCCTTGCAAAAATCGTCCCATGTAGTGCCCCTGCTTTTATCGCTTACCTTATTCCAATGCATGTTTAGGTGATAATCTAAACCATAACATCCGCCTTTTTTAAAACTGCAGGTATCAGGGCAGGAATCCTTTTCAGTAGTGCTAACAGGGATCGCTCCCGTTTTTGTATTGCTGCTTTTCAGTGTTAAATGTACTTGCATTTTAAAACCCTCCTGTAGTTAAGACATATATTACCAGTGGAATTGTAAAGCACAATAAACCTAAGATAAAACCTTGTAATAATTTGATCATTGTAATCCCCTTAAGCGATACCGTAAAGATTTTTAGCGTCAACTGCCCACTTATTAAAAACATTCTTAAAAGACTTGTACAAAATATCTTGATTCTTAAGATCAGCTACTTGATAGAGATCAGCTAAAGATCCTTCAAAACTAGATCCATTGTCACTCATGAGCTTAATTGCCTTGTATTGCATGTGAATGCTTAACTGATTAAATTTAACTGTATTCATGATTTATTACCTTTCGTTTTGTTTGACTGCTTACCCTCTATTATTCATACTTATCTGGTAATTTTCTTGATCTAGGTCAAGATTCTGAAAAGTATTTATGCTCCAAAACCCTAATATAAAACTAAGTTATTGATAATCATTCTCATATAGTTTAACTCTTATATAAGACATAAGATATAAAACATAAGACATAAGATAGAAGACTAATTGATAATCATTCTTAATTGCAATTGCCTAGTCTGTTTAGTCTTAAGTATTGAGTGCCTAGTCACTGCCTAGTGATTAGCTAGTATCTTAATATGGCTCTATAGCCTGGCTTCACTACTCTCACACCTCCACAATTGACTGCCTAATTATTAAGCAATCAACTAATTAGATATGGGGGAGGGGGCTTAGTTGCTCTGTATTTAATTATGATGCCTCTCAAACACCTAAAAAGGAGAATTCAACTGCTTAAAAAATAG